CTATTTATTTGTTGCATATTATTCATGGGTTGTTGATTATATGTATTAACGTATGGGTTAATATAAGGATTGTTATACATTTTCATTCACTCCTTTAAATAAAAAGAAGGAGGGCATATAACAAATGTGTTTTACTACGATCTGTCATATTTTCCCTCCTTCTGATAATATTTTCGCATAAAAAAAAGAACTAAACGTGTCTAGTTCATTTCTAAAAAATGTCAAATTACTTTCAATATTTTCTTTTTCAAAGTTTTTACTCTTCTATTTACTGTACTTTCGCTCATTCCCATTTCTATTGCTATTTTAGTAATAGAATAATCTTTTATTTTCATTTCAAATATTTTGGTTAGTTCTTCATTAAGCATTGCCTTTTTGCATATTGTATTAAATTCTTCCTCGGTAAATTCAAACAAACTATAAATATCTCCCACATTGACCACATCTGCGTTGCTTTCCTTTTGATTTTTTTGTTTGTGATTTTCTATATTTTGTTTTCATTACTCTTTTAATTTTCTGCTTTGCCATTATTTATATCTCCATTATTACCAATATAATTATTGTAACCATCTTCATTGTCTTGAGTAATGGTAGTAGTATCTTCTATCGTGCCAATATCATTTAACAACCACAAAGTATATCCTAGCAACCCAATAAACGCAACAAACGTAACTAACCAAATTATAAACAATCTTTTGTTTTGGACTTTCAATATATGTAACATCTCACTTGCTTTCATATATTACCCCCTATTTCTTAACTGCTAAAGTGTTCAATTCCCTCATGATGTTGTCAATATAACTATTTCCACCCATTGCTTTATATTGCTCATACATATAAGCAATGTTTTCCTTTTCGTAAGTTGGAATCGAACCTATTTCAGTATAAACATAATACTTGCTTGTTATTGCACTTCTTAATAGACATTTTAGGGCTTTTTCTTGGTTGTTTTCCTTTCGCTTGTATTCTTTTACTTTAGCCGCCAAATAACCTAAAACCCCCGTTACGATAAACCCCACTATTGTCAATACAACTTTCATCACAATTTCGTCAACCATAAACTCCCTTTCCCACTCTCGCTATGAAGATTATAGCACCGAAATTCACGATTGACAAATTAGTTTTTTAGTTCACTTGCTTGCTTTATTAAAGAATCAACTTCGCCGATTACATCCCCAAAATAATTTTGCAACAAGTCGCTTTTTTCTTTGGGGTTTCGCTTGCCGTATCTTCTTTGTGTTGCTTGTCTGTTGACTGTTCTTCTTTTATCATCAGTATAACTTCTTTCTTGATATGTAAGTCTGCCACCCAAGTGGTTTACTTGATAATTTTGTATTCTTATGTATAAATTTCTTATTTCTTCATCGCTCAACTTATATCTTTTTATCATTTCTCTTTTAAATGGCTTTGAAATTACCACACTATCCTTGTACATATTAAATATTAATTCTATTTTATCCATTTTTATTCTCCCTCATTATTTGTATTTCTTATATAATCCTTTCTAGTCATTATTACAAAATCATTATTTAAAGGCATATCGTTCCTTAATATAACTGGATAACCTTTATATGTGTTTACTCCTAATCCCAAATCAACACCTTTTTCTTTATCATCAAAGGTTCTAAAATGTTTATGGTCAGTTAATATAACAACATCTTCATCTATGTTAGTTATAAAATACTCCAATATATCATTTAATTCTTTATAATTTTTATACATTTTTATTCTCCTTTTATTAAATTATATCTTCTATTTATTTCTTCTTCATAAGTAGGATAATTCTTGATGATATACTTTTTTAAACTTTCGATTTCATCTTCTCTTAAATAATATTCACCGATTGCTGATTCGAAACAATCATCTGCACAATACTTTCCTAAATTTCTCCTAAAATATTGTTTTGCATAAGTTAAACTTCTTTCTTCCATATTCATTCACCTTTATTTCCTTTCCATGATTTGATATTACCATAATATTATAATAATTGCAACAAAAATCGTGTTTATTTTTCATTTGACACTAAATTTTACACAAAAAAGAGTTATTTCGTGCTAACTCTTTTGTACCCAGAAACTACGAGCCTATTTTTGTAAGTATCTAACCCTGCTTTTTGACTAAAATCGTTGTATTTGCTTGTAAGTTGGCTTATTTTTTGTTGAGCATTCGCAATTTCGGCCTTATCTCCACTTGATCGTGCTATTATTTGCCTGTCTTTTTGCCTACGAATTTCTGTTTCTAGCTTTCTTTGTACTTGCGTGGCTTGATAAGCAGTATATTTCTTGCCTTCGTACTCAACTTCTCGTAAACTATCCTCTCTTATTTTTCGTAATTGGTTTCCTGTAAAACTTGGTTTATTTACTCCTAGAATAATGCTAAATACAAAATGCCTACAATTATACATTCCCACAGGTCTTTCTAGGTTGGAATTTATTTTTTCGAACTCTTTTTTACTAAATTGTCGCCCATTAATAAATAAATGGTCTTCGGCACATGGAGAATGAGCAGAAATTTCAACTCCGTCAGAATTTAATTCCTCTCCTACACGTTCTTGAACACCAATATTTACTCGCCTTATTCCCTCGAGTACGTTTTGCCTTACCGAACTATCAATTCGCCTGTTATAGCCACTTTTATAAGTATTAGAAGCCTCATGCACCTTTATTCCACTATCTGCGAGCTGCTTTATCGTGTTTCGCATCGCACTTTGGTAGTCAGTAACGCCACTTGTTACATTGTAAACTGCCTCGTCTATTAAATCACGATAGACTTTTTTCATTGGTTTAAATATTGTCCTGTCATTGCTATCTTTAAAAGTGAATCCGATGTTTGTTGTCTTGGATAAATTCTTGAATGTTCCGTAAGTTTCCTTTTTAATCGTTTCAACATACCTTTTTAGTTGCAAATTGTCATCATAAGGGATAAAATCTTTCCCTTTGACTTCATAATAAGCCTCGGCAAATCCCACGTTCTCTTTTGCAACTTTATCTAACAATTCATCTATTTCTTGTACCGATTTCCCACTCAACCTAGACAACTCATTCAACAATTGGTCGATTTCCGTACTATAACGCAATTCCTGAGCTAGTTTGTGAGCCTCACTAGGTGTTAGACCCTCGAACTTTTTTATTGCCTCTCCGAGCTTTTTAAGTACTTTTGTGTTGTATTTATTAAATCGGTTGTAAAATCGTTCCAAGACTGCATCAAGTCTTTTCTCATCATTCATTATCGCCATAGTTCCCCTCCGTTAAATAAATTATACCACAAAAAAAAGAGATTGGCTAAATCTCTTAATATTCAATCTCTGGACTAGAATAGTCTAGTAAAAATTCCTTGTTGATTTTGTATTTGGTTAAGAACTCCTGAATAGCAAGTAGTTGAGAATACAATGTTGGATAGTTTTCTTCGGTTATTTCAGTGGTTGTTGGGGTTGCTAATACATAATAGACTACTGTGTTATGTGTTGATAACCAAGTTTTGAAGTCACTTGCACTTGTAATACTATTATTTGATATATATATGTCTTTTATATTATCGTTAGCAGTTCTTACTCCTATTGAATTGTTATAATTGTTTCCAAAATCAACAATTCCAGCGGTATTTTCTATGCCTTTGTAATATTCACAATAAGTGGTTTGTGTGTTTGATATTCTAGCATAATTACCTAATGTTCTATAAAACACATTGTATGTATATGAAGTGTTTATAGCCCAATTTTCACTACCATCAAAAACAACTTTATCAGTCTTCTTCTCCAAATAAAACTCTCCATTTTGAGAATAGATTCGGTCTTTGTAATCTGAGATGTTACATAGTTCTATATCTCCCAAACTCAAAGGAAAGATTTCTGATATGCCTTGTCCTCTAACCCTATACTCAACATCCCCACTTATGTTGTTAACTTCTACAGGATTTTCGGGGGTTGGATCTCCGTCTTGACTAGTTCTACCGACAATACCATTTTCAGATAAGTCGGTTTTGTCAGATGACTGATTATAAAATTTGCCTAGCACAGGAGCAATATTTTCGATGTTTTTATCAAGATTATCATTACTATTTTCTTCAGTAATGTCTAACCCTAACTTATCAATACTATTCCAATCGTTTCTAAGATGTTCTGTCATTTCATTAATTCTGCTGGCTATTGACATTATACGCCACCTCCAACATCTAATGTAGTTAAGATGCTTTCTATGTCTCCAACCAAGTTATCTACGTATTTTTTGTTAACAGCGTCTCCATCGTTTTCAGGATCTTTTACATTACCTATATATGTTTCTGTTGGTGTAAGTACTATGCTGTTACTATCTCCAGTATCATTATTCATAATACCGAAATCAATTTGCTGACCTACATTATTCATAGAACTAGAATAGTTTGTGCCTTTTATTGTCACGTCCGCAGCTATAGGAACATAATCTGATTCCAAAGTATCACTGGTGGCTAATAAAACAGAAGTCCCATCATAATTGCCACTTGTAGTATTTATTCTAATAGAATCCTCATCTGCGCCAATAGGAATACTACCGTCTATTGTAACATCCCATAATGAAAGTAACGGGCTGTCAGTTTCATTATAACTACCGGTAACTGAAATATTAGCAACATTATTGGAAACTATAGACGATTCATTTATTTGAACATCTATATTGTTAGCTTCGATGGTATCATCTACATAACTTTTAATAACTCTGTTTTGAACTGCGTTTGTACTGCTATCTGACATTTCAGTGTCTACTGTTCCACTACCTCCGCCTTCAATGGTAATGTTGCCGGAACCTAATATACTTTCGTTGTTTATTGTTTTTATGTTCGTTCCTGATACTAATAGAGATTGCTTTGAGTTCCATGTTGTTTTTTCGGAGTCTGTAACGACACGATGTGTAACATCACTACTTAATTGACTCAATTTGGTTGGTATAAGATTATTTACTTCTGTTTTTGTATAATAATTAGTCAAGTCAACAGTAATTTGCTTAGTTCCAACCAATTCCCAATCGTTGTTTATCCAAACGTACTCATCGTACATGTCACTTTCTTCGGTGTCAGTTTTTGGCACGAAGTATAAAGTATCTTCACTACCAACTAAAGGCAACTCGTTTACAATAAGCAAGTTGATTGCCCCGGGGTCTCCTTTGTCCCCCTTATCACCTTTATCACCTTTTTCTCCTTGTATTCCCTGCTCACCTTGAATACCTTGTTCTCCTTTATCTCCTTTGTCGCCTTTGTCTCCCTTTTCTCCGTCATAGATACTTACACTTTTTTCTTCACCATATCTATTTGTAATTGTAACTGTTGCCACATTTCCAACTTTCTCGGCATCAATGTCAACATTCGCAACTTGATTTAACCCATTCTGTAATTCTTGTTCAAATTGTTCCATCTCGCTTGGTGTTATCGGCTCGCTATTCTCGGCATCTTTCAAGCTTCCTACCCAGCTTTCAAAATAATCAGGGCTTGGGTTGTATCTTACAATTTCCTCACCATCCTCAACCTTAAAAGCAACAACTCCGATTTCCAAAGTTCCTTTTTCCGTAAGAACTTCGCTAGGATAATCACACTCATTATTAACAATAATTTGCTTGTAAGTATTTCCGTTCAAAGTAAAATATGCTTCTTTTACGAACTCGCTCGTTATCGCCTCATCAAACTCAAACTCGCACTTGCTTACTTTTATTTCTAATTCGTTAATAGGCTCGGTCTGTTCTTTTACAATTTCAACATTATGTGGATTTACTCTTATCTTCATTATTCAACACCTCCAATCAAATCATTAATGCTTGGGTCTGTGTCTTTAATCTCCTGTATCTTCTGCTCGGCTATTTCCTTTGTTTCGTTGTAAACTTTCATACGATATTCAACCTTGCTTGTAATACCCTTATCAACCTCACGTTCAATTCTTTGTTGTGTCTTTTCTTGGTTTTCGAATCGACTATAATCGAAGTCTATTTGTATCTCATCCTCGCTTAGTTCTATTCCTTCCAAATAACAAACTGACTTAACCAAATCAATAAGAATGTCTTTGATAACTGCCTCGTAAACTTGCTTTGTTCTAAATGCCTCATCGTTTTCGCTTAATATCTCGGTAGCAGTTGCAACTCCACCACCATCGAATTTGTAATAATCTTCTCCAAATCCTAAAGCACTTGAATACCAACTTAATTCTGCGTTGATTGAATCAATGTGTTCTTGATATCTAATATCAAAACTTATGTCCTTAACAGGCTGGTCTTTCATTCCGTTCATCGCAACGTAAGTCCTGTCACTCTTATCAAAGAATAATTGCTGCGAAATTGTTCCATCATCATTGACTTGTGGAGCAGCCTTTAAAGCAGTCTTGTCAACCAATATTCTTCTTTTACCATCAATAAACTCATTATCAAAACTATCGTACTTATCATCAATCGCCTTTAATTTATCAATCGAATTCGCATAAATACTTATTCCCATCGGTGTTTTCAAGTCAACATTGTTTACAATCGGTGGCTTGATAATTTGAAAATGTGGCGTGTCTGTGTCATATTCAACAACTTCTTCAACATCTGGGTATTTTTCCTCAAATGGAATCAATTTTCCTAACTGATTAGGGTCTTTTGATTTATAAACTTCGTGATATTTAATGTACTTCTGTTCAAGCTCGTCATTTTCGTTCTTGCTTATTTTAAACTCATGATAAGTCAAGTGGGTGTAGTAATAAACTGTCTTTTTCTCAACTTCTTGAAACCTATCCATAACAATAAAGCCTGTGATATTAAAGTTGTCGTAATCATAAGGAATTATCATCATCGCATCGTTGATATACTCAATTCGTGTCCTTCCCAAGCTATCTTTGTATTCAGTCATAGCAGTTGTTCCCAAGCCGAAAGCCAATTCCAACATTTGTGGGAACATGATCGTAAAGTTATTCTGCTTGCTATTTAAAACGTCCCATAATCTTTTAGTTTTCTCATCACTGCCTAGCTTAATACCACACTTGTTAGACCAGTTCAACTTCATCATGTCCTCGGCACTCTTTTTAGCCATCGACATTGTTTTCTTTTCTACTTCTCCAGTAGAACCATCGGCATATTTGACATTGTAAAAATGAAAGTCATCAACCGATCCTGCAAACCAACTTTTCCAAACTTCTATCATGTCATAGTAATCAACATTTATAACATTGACACCTTTGGCACTAAGTTGGCTCTTTAAATCTTCATAAATAGTCATACCTAGCCTCCTTTTTAAAATTCCAAACCTAACTTTTGAAGATTTGCTTTAACGTAATATTGGAATTCATCAACGGAGTGGTCGGCATAGTAGTAAGAATAATCGTTCGTGTAAGTGTTGTAATATGTTTCTTCCGTAAGTTCCTTTTCCTCTTTATCAGGAACAGGCTTGCCTTTTTCAACACTATCTTTCTTCCACATATAATTGCTCAACTCTTTTATATGAATCCAATTATTACTCGTGTTTAGTATAACATACTTTTCCGTATCTATAAAATCTTGCGAATAATCAATAAGTTCTTCTTTGTCTTTGCCTTTGTTTACAGGTTGCAAGTTTATTCCGAACATTGCGAAGTATTGGTTTCGTAAAGCACCTTCTGCCGAGTCTATCGTTTCCGTATCAACTACTGTGTGATACTTCTGACATATTTTCGTTCTAAAATCAAATATATCTTGTGCTAGTTCGCTCGGAGCTTTCTTCCTAGACTTTTCATGTGGCGAATAATAGTAAGTGTCTAACCTGTACCATCGTCCGTCTGTTGCATATCCATAAGCGCCACATGAGGTTGCGCTTGTTTGATGTCCGGAGTCGATTGCAAAGTCAACATACAATATTCGGAGCTTGTTTTCTTCGATATAATTCGGCTCTTCAACAATAAATAAATCAGGATTGTATATCAACCCCTCAATTCCTATAACTTCACCAAGATATATCCACCTGTATCTTTTCTCATCATATTTCTTTAATCGCTCGGCTTCTTCAATAAATCTTCTACCAAGCCACTTTTCAGGAACAGTTCTATAATCCGAATGATGCACTATAACATCGTCCCTTTGAGCCATCTTGTCTGCCCATTGATTTACCCAATGAAAACGGTTTTTAGGTGGATTGTAAGAATACATTGTAACAAACCAATCATCATTACCTCTCGAAAATGTCGCTATTATTTGGTCTATTTGGTCAGGATTGTCAAATTCAGTAAGTTCCTCAAACCATACCATTTTAATTGGAGCTTCTTCATCAATAAACCCCTTAACTCTTTCGTAATCGTCGCCACCTGCGAAATATATATTGTTATTCGTTTGAAATATATGTATTTGAAAAGGGCTGACAGTTGCCTTGTAGTCAATCCCCTCTGTTAGTCCAAGCCTTTTTAACGCTCGCTTTATTTCCTTAAAAACACTATTCCTAATTGTATTTTGATATCGCTTAATTACAATAGCATTGCAATTAAAATATTCCAAGTTGAAATCATCGGTTTTTAGCGAGATCATGCTTGTTTTTGTTGAGCCACGTCCACCTTTGTATATCTGATGAGGTTTCTTGCTATTGAATGTCTTATAAAAATGTGGAGCAATTAAATCTCTTAAATCTATACTTTGGTTCATTCTTCATCGTCCTTTGGTAATGAATTTACAATCGTTATTTTTGTTTTGTTAGAATTATCCTGTTCCTTTTCTTCTCCCCACTTTTCTTTCTTGCGACATTTTAACCAATAAATTTGAGCAGTAACATTGCCTTCCATTGCACTTTTGTAAAGAGCATTTTCAACCTCAAAATCAACTACTTCTTTACCTTTTTTTAAAGCCTCGGAAATCTTGGGCTCCTTTTTCTTCCAATCATAAATAGTACATTCATTAATACCTATGTTTTTCGCAATTTGCTCTAGCGACAAACCATCTCTAGCCCAACCCTCTAGCAATATGAGTTTGTCTTCTTGCAACCATTCTTGAATTTTAGCCACCTCATACCACCTACTTTCTTAAAAATCTAATGAAATTATAACATTAATACGAAAAATTGTCTATTTGAACCTTTTAGCCGAGCGAATCAAGTAGTGATATGGAAAGTTGTTGTTCATGTAGTTCCATAAGTTTTCAATCTGCCACTCTTTTAATTTTAAAGCGTAAAATTTATTGCGAGTTTCAACGATGAAGTTCGCCCATTCTCGCTTTTGCCACATAGAAAAAGACGAAATACCCCTCTGATACTCGTCTTTTAATGCTCGAATATGTTCAACCGATTCCCTGTAAGTCCAATTTGGATTAACGTAAATCATAATACCCCTACCTTTTTCTTGATTTTATCATAGAATGAGTAAAAATGCAATAAAAAAGACAGGAGTTGAATGCAATGAAAGAAACCTGTCAATTTTATATAAAAGAATAAAAGGGGTATTGTGTCTCATATACACAATTGGTGCGTTTATATGCACCATAGAATAGATATGTGGATACTTTCACCGCTATTTGATAGTTCTCCTATATTCTTAGGACATATCTACTCTATGCAACCTATAAACTAGGTGGCATACTTAAACTAGGGTTTTACATTTACTCATATTAGTAAAACTAATGCTTTCAAACAACATAACTCCCATGCAAACTAGATTTATAAGTTTTCCTAGCTAAAATAGAAAATAGAGGTATCAACCGAACTTCCCTAAAATTGATTATAACATAAGTTGGTTAGTTTGGCAAATTGGTATTGAGTAGTTCAATAATACGTTCCCCCATCCTTTTTCGTTCACAAAAAATAAATCGAACACCATATTTTGCTTTCATAGTCTGCATCACCTTACATAGCGTTTTTCCAGTAACTTTTGTTCTTTTACTTGACCAATTTTCTAAATCTTGCATTGTTTTTACCTTGCCACCGTTGATAAGAAAAATAAATTCTTTTGCACCTAATTCTTGCCCTTTAAATATTTCCCTTTTGACACGATCATGTGATTGAGTATTGCAAAGATTTGCTGCAATTTCTTCAATGTCTTTTTTTGTGTCAATTAACACAGAATAATCTAAATAAAAGCCATTTTCTTCATTATACCTTAATGCCATGTAGTCGGCACTTGGTAAACCTGTACGAATGTGTAATATTTCTTGTTTGTCAAACTCTTTAATAATATGTTGCTCCTTTTGCTGACGGGAGTCTGTTAAAATAATAAAATTACTCATAATCTCTCCTTATTCCCTATTTATTTGCCTTTCTAGGCTCGTTTTATATCTCCCTAGACCATTTATACTATTTTTGCATTTTTGCTTGTGTATGAGCCTTTAAAATAGTTTTTAATCACTTTCACTATTAACCAAACAACAAACAATGAATGCCCCAATCACAAATCCTAAACAAAATTTTATCATTTCTTAACTCCTCTCTTCTTTACAAATGGCTTTTCAAATTCAACGTACATAGTGCATTGATTGTCATTGCCAATAACCATACATTCTTGGTATATATTCTTATCTAAAGTGTCAATAGCTGTGTATGAATAGTTTATGTCGTTAAATTCAAATATAAACTCGTAAGGTTGCCCTCTACCTTCTATTGGTCTTTTCCTTGCCCAAAGATAATACATATTACTTAACCTCCATGCTGTTTATTTTGTCTATTATTTCATTGATTTTACCCACAATATACAATTCATTTTCAGTATAATTATGTCTAGGTTCTCCATACATTTTTTCTATCTTCTTATCTTCTTCTATTATTTCTACTTTTGTGTTTAAGTGTTTCATTATCCAAGTATTATCTGTTTCATCATTAAAAAATAATTCAGCATTATGTTTTGAACGATAATCTCTTTCGTGTTCAATATATTCCCATATTATATTATTATATATTATTTTCTTTGGTACTTCTTCTCCTTTTGCAATTCTATCAAGCATATCTATTACTTTCATATAATCACTCCTCCTCAACATCACTAGCATAAGTAAGCCAGAATACAGCCTCTTTTAATTTCTGACTAGCTATTTGCTGTTCTTTGCTTCTCTCACAACACGAATCTAAATATTCAATAAAATGATCCAAATTATCAACCATACTGGATAAATATGCTATTCCATCTATAAAGTCCATATAATCACTCTCCTATCCTATATTCCTCTCTCTAATACTCTGATTAAATCATATTTTTTCCTTATTCTTTTCTTTTTGTGATTTTTATAATACAAACATCTTTCTAATAAATTACCCTTCTTCTTTTTATGTATTGTAAAACTACATTCAATAGGTTCACTTGGTATTGCCCATTCAGGTACTTCCATATCAGAACCATTTGTCTTTAAATCAACTTCTTTAGTAGAACATAAAGGTTTATAATTTACTCCATCAGTTGAAATACTTATATTTCTCATTCCTACTTTCATATTACCCTCCTAATCAAATATTGTTTTGCCTATGTATTCAACACTAAATTCGTTTGCAAAATACATATCAACAATTGTAATAACATCATCAGTTTCTATCTTGCAGTATTCTTTAAAACTTTTAATGTGTTCTAAATAATTTTTTCTATCTCCTCTTACTCTTACTGACTTTAACTGTCCATCTTCGTATCTTAAATCAATTACCTTTAAACCATCGAATTTAATATTATAATCTTTGTTATAATCTCTTATCATTGTTATATCTATCATTATTACCCTCCTAATCTACTTTTTCTAACTCTAATTCTTTTTCTATTATTTCTATAATTTTATTTGTATCGTTTCCAATTGTTTCATAATTATTGTCTTTTGCTTTTTCAACAATCTCTTTTATATCTAGTAATGCTTTACCTAACATTTGATAATCGTGGTCTAATGCACGATAATTATCTGATATTAAAACCAAACTTTCTTTTGTTTGCCTACATACATTTCTAAATTTATCTTTTCCCCATGCCATAATCATCACTCCTCTATCTTTTCGATCATGTCGGCTTTTATTAGGTCGTATAATGTATCTAATTTCTCATTATGTCCTAATATCCCTGAACAATCTATTATTTTAGATTCTTGATGAATAAGAACATCAACCAAATCTCTGTCTTTTTTACTTGGTTTATAAAATAGATTGGCTCTAAAAATGAAACCAAACTTCTCCAACTCTTTTAAATCAATTGATTCTTTTATCTTTAACATAATCTACTTACACCTGACTTTCTAATAGTTCTTCTATTTCATTTATTGCTTCCATAACATAATTTCTAATGTCATCCCCTATTACCCCTCTATTTTCTAATGGAAATAATAAGTTATCGACTTTATCGAGTAAGTATAATGCTAATTTTAACTTATCTTCGCCAGTTTTCATAATCAATTTACACCTGACTTTCTAACTTAAATAATACCTTTGATGTTTATGAATAACATATTTACCTATTTTATCTTGATGTATTTTTAATTCTCTAACAGGTGTCGAATCTCTTTTTTCATTGTATTCATCATCAAATGCACATCTAACTTTTTTGTAGAGTAAAATTCTATCTTCATTAAACACTTCAGTATAACCAATTATTGTTGCATATAATTCTATTTTCATAATCAATCCACTTCCTTTATCTAATTCCATAAGTATAACTATCTTTATTTACAACTAGAGTTTTTAATACTGCATTTTCTTGCTCTAACTTTTCTATGATATTATTTAATCTTTCTATTTCTAATTTTAAACAAGCAATTTTTTCTCCTTGTGGTGTATCATCAAAATCAATGTCATCTTCTAAACTACAATATCCACTATCTAATGCTTCTTTCAATGTCACTCTTTATCAACTCCTTTTAGTTCTTGTAATTTATCAAATACATTTTGTAACTTTTTACTACCTGCTAAATATACATTTCTGTCATATTTCCAATCAATATAATCATCAGTATGTTTTTCAATACTTTTTTCTAACCATTTTTCTAACTCATTTAAAATAGACTTTAATTGATAATTTTCTTTATCAATTAGTTCTTGATATATAGAAGCACCACTAGGATAATCTCTAACATAAAATTTAACTACTTCCTTGTTTCCTAAAAAATCTAACTTTGTTTCATCAGTCCATAAGTTTATTTGCCCTTCTATAAAAGGGTCTTTTTCTACTTTTGCTATTCGATAACCATTAAGATATTTGCCTTCTAACTCATTCACTCTTTATCACTTCCTTTAAAAATAGAATTATATAAACTTTTTAATTGATTTATAATTTGCTCTTTTGAAGAATTTTCCCAATCATATTTTAAAAACTCATCACTAATTAATTGTAATTGTTTATTTAGTCTTTCTATTTCTTCTTGTTGTTCTATAACTTTATCTTTTAACTTTTGATATTCATCCTCGGCTCTATCAATAACATTGCTTAACTCTTCGTTACTCACTTTTCTTTTACCCTCCTCACTTTAACCTCTTCTGTTTTACCATTAAATTGGTTTAATATCTTTTTTATTTCTTTTAAATCTTCTAACTTAAATTTCCTATAATCTAATTCATAATACAACTTAATTAAAACTTCATACATAAACACTACCTCCTGTATATTCTCATCTTTTTGTTTAATATCTTATTCCAAATATAAATTGCCCAAAATCTTAATCCTTTTCTTTTAAATGAATAAATATATTCATCGGTAATAATATATATCATTTATAACTCCATACCAATTAGCAAATTAACTATGCCTGTGTCTCCTTTTTCTTGCTTTCCCGTTTTTTGCTTTTTAACTTTTTTATTTCTTTTTTTAATTCAATAATTTCTTTTTCTTGTTCTTTAAGCTTGCCTTCCCATATTTCTTTTTCTTTTAAATTGATTCTTTTTTGTGTGTTTAATTCAACTTGCTTCTTTTCTAAATCTTCTTTGGCTACTTCATACTTTAGCGACAAAGTATTATATTTCTTTCTTGTTTTTAAATGTTCAAATATAGTCCTTTTAAAATCTTTCATTTTACTCATTTCTACCTATCTCCTTTATCCTTTTTGAATATTTTAATTTTCTTGCAAATTTATCCCTTTCAAACTCACATTGAAAGTACTTCTTAAAAGTCTTCAACGTTTTTAAGTCAATCAACTCCAAATAGATCATAATGCACCTCAATTCAATTCTTCTTCTAATTCTTTAACAATATTTTCTATCTCTCCAACCGTTTCCTCATAATTTTTAGTCAACCCCTCTAGTCCATACAATTCATCCTTTATAAGCCGAATCGCAGTTTTGTAATATTCCAAATTCTCCTCCAATTTTTGATGATAACCCATGTCTACCTCTATCCATTCAGGTTGGTTAGCATCTTCAATAATATCTTCTCTCACAATATCCCTCCTAATAATTCAAATATTTTTGACAACTTGTCTTTTGGAAATTTATGTCATAGCACTGTTTGAAGTTGTATAAATCTATAAACGTATGAATAAATCCAAAAAACACTACCCCAATAATAACACTAGCTATGAATGTTAAAACCAAAATTTCTTTTTCTAACGTTTCCATACTCTCCTCCTATCTATCCATTTCATTTTGGTTTACTAAAACCATTTCGCCACGTTCTATTTTTTCTATTCTTGCGTTGTATGTTGCAATCGCTGCTATCATAACAGCACCCATAAAAATAGTAAAAATAGTTGTTTTAATAAAATCTTTCATTGCACTCATCTCCTTACATTTTAATATTAACATAATATTTACTCAAAATCAATCATTTTTACAAATTTCTTTTGCATGAGTGTAAAGATTGTCAAGACGTTCTTTAAATTCTTTTGAAGTAATATTTTTCATGTATAAATCAGTCGCCAATGAATATGTTTTTTCTCGCAAATATTTTTCTTCTTTTGATTCGTTGTAAAGTTCTATCAATAAATCTTGAAACATCTCAAACTTATTTGGAAGTGGCTCTTTTTCAACAACGTCTTTTACATACCTCATCAATTTGTATTGGTCTTTTACAACATTGCAAACAGATTCAATATTCAAGTTTCCAAACTTTTTATAAAATGATTGGAACAATACAAAAAGTCTTTTGTAATGTATAAAGTGTTTCTCTTCTAATTTAGTTTCTTCTAACAATTTTGGATTCAACCAAAAGCAAGATAAAAGAGATAGTTCTATTTCTGCATAATCATACATTGCTATCACCGATACAAATTTCTATATCTTCAATCAATCCTGCATTTTTTATTTTTTCGAAATACTCTTTAGTAATCATTGAATATATTCCTTTTGTAAATTCGCAAAATATTTGCCCAAATTCATCAATAAAAATATTCATATTATCCCTCCTATAAATAAAATTTATCCTCATTTTTATAATTCAAAAATCTCTTTGTTTCAACTTCAAAATACTGCCCTATAAACATATCTTGAATTCCTTGTTCTCTGTTCTTACAAACTTCCACAATATTGTCGTACTGATATATTTCATTGTCTTTATTCCATTTAAACATTTCGCTTGTCTGTTTTATAAAATCATTGTTGACTCTGTGAACTATAAACACATTATCTGCGATATTAGTCAAGTCGGCAGTCCCTGATATATCATACTTTCTTAAAAAACTTGTTGATTTTCTAGGGTGGCATACAAAATGAATATGTATTCCCAATCTTTTAGCCATATCTGACAAATCAGTAATCAACCTAGTTTGAGCATCATATTTGTCTTTGCCATCACCCAAATTCATACTCATAAGATTATCTAAAATAACCATCTTTACATTTTTATTTTTGACTGCATCATAAATCGCAAAAATAATTTTATTAATATCATTTCCGAGATCATTGTCATAAACAAATAATCGGTTGTTAGAAAACTCCATCACTTTTTCTTTATCCCTCGGATAATAATAATCGTACTGTTGATTATGATACAAATTAGCCTTCCCACAAATTTGTAAATTAAGCCATTTCATTAATCTGCTATCTTTTAATTCCCCACTAAAAATCAACACATTATAATCTCTTTTAAAACTTTCGATAGCAATTTGTGACAACAATGTAGATTTACCACTACCATTTCCACCACTCCAAACACTCAACTCACCAAGTGCAAAACCTTTCAAAAACCTATCCAACTTCGTTATCCCCGATTTTATGTAAGTAACATTTTCGTTACTTTCCATGTCTATTTCGCTCGAAGTCTTATAATATTTCAAATTGCTAGCATCTATCTTCGCAAGCTCTTCGATTTTGTCTCTAAACTCATTAAAACTCAAATTAATTCCTAACAATTTCTTTGCCCATGAATACTTATAAGCATTGACAATATCGTTTTCTAAAATATTTAAAGTTCTTTTCCAATCATCACTTGGTATTTTGGATTCCAATAACTCCAAATATAGCTTGCTATTAAAATCAGTATATTCCTTTGAAATCTCAACATAATTAATTTTCTGATGCTTTTTATAATATTCATTCAAATATTTAAACATATTTGAATATGCATCGTTCAAAAAATATTCTTCTCTTAAACAAGTTGTTTCAAATGCCTCGATATTATTAATCATGATGATAAGAGTTGCTCTTTCATAATCAATCATATTGTAAATACTCCCTCGTCAATCTTTTTAAGCTGATAAATATTCGGCTCGATATTATCTTTTCTGCACCACTCATCAAATTTGCTTTTCCACTCTTTTTCGTTCTTCCAATTTCTATCTTCGTAATAATCGTAAAATTTTCTGCAATAATCATCAGTAGCCCCCTTTTTGTTGCCATATTCCAAAATAGTCGGAAAATCAAAAATAGGGGTGGGGGTGGGAGTTGCGTCAGCAACTTTATTATCTTTTCTTCTCTTCTCTTCTCTTATATTATCTTCTCTTATATTATCTTCTCTTATCTTGGCATTTTTGGTATGCGACGCATTGCATTCGTATGCGCTCGTATTCGATTGCATACGGTCGCATTCGGTCGTATCTTCATTTCCCCATCTTTTATTTGCATTTTCTCTGTTTTTTTGACAAATTTTGTTGTAATTTTCTTCGCTAAAATCAATTTGGGTTTTAAAACTTTTAAAAACAGAATTCAAATATCTATCATTAAATTTTGGCACTTCTTTTGTTCTTTCATATTTAAAAATACTTCTAAATATCTTCCCAAGTTCTTCATCAGTTAAGTCTTCAATAATTTCTTCTTGACTCATCATGATAAGAAATGCTTGCCTTTTATTTGTCATTTTAATCACCCCTTTCAATCTTTTGGATTTCTATTATATAATCGCTTATTTCTATAATTCTTTTAGTAAAAAATATTAAATCATTTATACCTTCAAAAAGGAATGATAGTTCGTTTTTTTCTTCTTTGTCTTTAACAGATACTAAATATTTCATTTTATTCTCCTTTCTATTTAACTTTTTCAAAATAATCTTCTATTTCAGCATTGTCATTAATCGACTTAACTATTGAATAAGCCATTAATTTAGAACATTTTTGTTTCTTGTTAAAAATTCTGTTAAGTGTCGCTTGGTTGATTCCGATTTTTCTAGCAAGCTCACTTTGATTGATAATAGAAACTTTTTCATCATTCTTCAATATATACATTATCTAACCTACCTTTCATTTAAAATTATAATATAATTATGATTTCTTGTCAAACATTAATTCACAAAAAAACCGACTTTTTTAGTCGGCTTTACATCTAAATTTCAAAAGGAACATCGCCTGTGTCAGTTTCAACTATACTAGCTCCGAAGATTTCTTCGGCAGTTGCATTTTTTTGATGATCCATGTACTCTTCATAATCAACATAACTTCCATCAAGTTTCTTAACTTTTGGAATTTTAACTTCTTTTAATTTGTCAAGCGAACGGATTTGCGTAAGTCTAACTGATGTTCCAATCGTACCATCTTGCTTCTCAAATTCTTCTAATCCAAATACTCCAACTGCTTTTTTACCTGCTAATTTTGTTTCGTCCATGTCAAACTTAAACCCTGCATTACTATTTTCAACTGCAGTAATCATTCCTTTAAGCATTCCCAAGTTTTCTTGCTTTAATGAATAATACTTTGTTGCATTCGGACTCCAAATCTTATCACTTCTTGTATTGTTGTCGAATTGTTGTTGAAAGAATCCACCTTGCTTGTCGCTTTTATCAATATCGACTTGAACTCTTAAACTTTCATTTCCACTTTGTCCTGTATATTTATCTGCCTTTCTAATTACTATTACATGACCACCAAGTTCAAGCGACTCATAGTCGCCGAACTCTTTAACCTCTGTTTCTTCCCAAACTTTTTTATCAATATTTAACATTATTTATCCTCGCTTTCTTGTTTATCTAATTCATAATATTGCCAGTGATAACCACCAGCAGTTTTTTGTCTTTTATTTAAACAATTAGATATCTCTGTTCTTATTATATTTGTTTTTTGACTTGCTTCATTAACACTATCAAAAACATTTATAATATTATAACTTTCATCTAATTGTTTTATTTTTTTGCAATTTCTTTTATGCTTTTCATTGTATAAATTATTATATAAATGTGTACACCATTCAAGATTATCAACATTATTATTACTAGGATTTTCATCTATATGATTAATGCAAGGAAAATTATTAGGATTTAATATAAATGCTTGTGCCACTAATCTATGAACTGAATATTTTTTGTTTTCTTTATTTTTTGATAATTGAACTCTTAAATATCCCTGCTTTGTTTTATCTAATTTTTTTATTTTTTCAGGCATTTTTCTTCCATTAATAATTCTACTTAATGTTTTAATTTTACCTAAATTAGATACCTCATATAATCCTTCATAACCTTTAATAGGTTTCCATATTTCTTCCAATATATCACCACCTTTTGTCTTTAATTAGTAAAGAAAAAGTGCTTAATGATACATAGGATTATTGTCTAGGTAGCCCTACGTATCATTAAACACTCTTTCTACCTAGACAATTATATTATATCACATTTTTAATATTCTTTCAATTCTTTAATAATTTCATATAAATCATTTTCAATGTATTGTTCACCTTCATAACAACCCATTGGAACTCTTGCTGTTGAATTTGGCGAAGTTGTTTCAAATACATATTTTCCATCGTTGTTTTTAGCAATTAAAACTGTATCAAAGTATTTTTCAAGACCTATTTTATTTAATTTTTTACCATTTGTAAGAAGTCTTGTAAATCCTTCATCATCAGTTTGTGTGTGTCCTACAAAAATAACAGTTAAGTCATCTCTTAAATCAGGAACTATGTTTATTAAGTTGAAAATGCAACTTGCTAAATCAACCCACTTGTCAAAGTTCTTGTCTTTGCTTCTTCTCATTTCATCGGCTATCATTATTGAATTGATAGTATCAATCGCAATGTATTTAATATCTTCTCTTTTTTCACTAATTGCAATCATTAATTTTGCAATCTGTTCTCCATCGTTGCTTCTAAAATAATTCTTCTTTTCTGCATTAAAGTCGTTTTTCCAACCTTTGTAATTCAACCCCTTTTTATCACAATCTACATAATATAATTCATTCTTTGGAATGTTGCGAAGTGATACTGTTTTACCACTTGCAGGTTCTCCCATAATTAATAACATTTTTGCCATCTTGGCACTCCTCCTTAATTCTAATATATTTTTTACTTCTTTGTATAGATAAGGCACATTTATAATCTCATAATTCTCGATATTTTCACTAAAGTAAACAATAAACATTTCTTCGAACTTTAAACTCGTGTATTTTTCAACTAGATATTTGTAAATCGAAAGCTGTATGTAATAGTGATTCAACGTGAAATCCTTTAAATGGTGTAAGGGTACTTTCATTTGTTTTGCATATCGTTCAGTTTTATGTATATCACTATTTGTTTTGTAGTCTACTAATACAAGTCCACCTGTTAGTTTGTTTATAAATAAATGGTCGATAGCACTTGCTATGTCATATTCTTCACTACCTATTACATATTCATCAGCAAGGTGTTCTAATCTGTCTTTATAATCTTCATAAAAATTATCTGCTTGTTCAAATATTTTACATATAGCATTTTCAAATTCAATAGAACTATCAAATGTTTTAGGCGTCCAACTTTCATGACTCCAATTTGTTTGTGCGTATTCATGACAAGTAGAACCTTTTTCACAAGCAAATTTATTTTTATATTTCCATTCATCTAATACTTCTTGAACTGATTTGTTATCTCTAATAGCCACCTTTTCGGCAACTGCTTGGCTATCAAACTCGTTGCAATACTCTTCAATAAGTCTTGTAACCGATATTCCAACTCGTTGTCCTTTGTACTCGTAATGATGGTCTTCCTCGAAGAATTTGAAATCTCCAAATGCCTTATTTAATTCATTCAAATACTCCTGTCTTGTCATCTTACTTTTTCCTTTCCATCAAAAGCATATTAATATATGCGTTCAATGACAAACCTTTTTCCTCGGCTTCTTTAGTTAGCTTATCCTTTAAAGAATCTTTGATGTAAATAGGAAAAGGCTTTCTTTTATCTTCCACTATATCCCTCCTTACAATTAATATTTTAACATTATAATAATATAAAGTCAATTATAAAGTGATATTATTTGTTTAAATATTCGTTGTAGTATTTTGTAACCATTGGTAGCCAGTATTGGTTGAGATTGTGGGGATCGTTATCCGCATTGATGGGGCAATAAACAGGTTGAATCTTCTCAATCGTATCTAACCCCCTGTCAAAGTATCTTCTTTTTAATAAACTTACAAATGCATCAATTCCTTCATCAAGTGAATTGTAACTTCTTAAACCTGTGCTACACATGATACCTCCTAAGTTGTTTTTATTTAAAAATGCCTTGCTAGTCCACTTGCCTGTTTCGTGGCGACTTATAGAAACCACAATAAACGCCTGTTCTCGGCTCAAACCATACTCGATAGACTTATTGTATATCTTACACTCAATTTCGCCTAAATGACACGTTTCTGAACGAATTTCGGCTATGTTAGGTTCTTCTTTCTTTTCTTCTTTTAACAAATCACTCTTATCAAGCCTAATTTTTATTTCTTCTTCCTTTACAACTTCCTTAATAACAACCCTCGGATTAACATTCCCATAAATTGCAAATGCAATAATTCCATAAACAACTCCAACCCTTATTAATCTAGGTAATTTCATAAACAACTTAGCTATTAGATTATTAAACCATTTTATTATTTTATAAGTTATATAAACAACCCCCACGATCAATGCTATAATGCATTTTAAAATTTCTTTCCATGCTTTCTTTTTAACCTTTACCCTCTTTTTATATTTTTTATTATTTCTTTCAACCCTTGTCATATTCTTTTCTCCTTTTTATTCTTTCTTTCTATTATCTTTCAACTATTAATAAACTTTTTGGGTAATATCTCTTACCTGTCTTTTTATTATAGATATATTCAATCTCGTTCCCACTTGTAAATAATACAGCATCCTTATCGTTTGCCAATTTCTCAAACATTTTAATTTCTAAGATATTAAATATTTTTTTCATAATATCACCTCCTTGATGATACTATAATATCATATCTTTAATATTAAGTCAATATTATTCTAATATTTTAAATCGTTTTACACTTTTATTGACAAAAAAACTAGGTTTTACCCTAGTTCTTAAACTTCGTAAAGATAAGTTGAATATACCCAAACATCATGCCCATTTAATGTAAGTTTTGCAGAATTTGTTGGGATGTCTATTTCTTTAACTTCATAAATATTATCATTTTTAACATAGCTTACTCCACCTACTACAATATCATCTTGTCCGTTTTCGTTTCCTCCAACATCTACTTCTTTCCAATCATCAAGTGGTATCCAATGATAATCTTTAGCTTTTTCATTGTAGTAGTTTTTATATGAAACACCTGTTAGTTTTGTATTACCAAACCAATTTGTTCCACGTTTAATAATATCTACTTTAAATACTCCATCGAATCTTACTTTAGAACCAATGTGTAAAATTTGGTCTTTTGCTTCTCCTTTATCATCAACAGGTATTTGTGATAAATATTTCCAATTACCTCCAAACCCATAAATAATATTGGTGTTGTCAACAAAATAGCAATCGTCTGTATCTGTTTCGTTAGGGAAACAATAAATTCCATATTTGTTCTTTTTCCAATTAGAAATATCGTATTTATGTTGTGCTATTTCTATATGACAATGAACACCTGTAGATATTGCTCCACCTCCAGCACGATTACCCATATTGCCAAGTTGTTCACCTTGCCTTACGATTTGTCCTATTTGTGCATCAAACGTTTCATCATGTGCCGTTACAAAAGTAGCATAATCAATATTTCCGTTTGCAAATCTAACTTTCTCTAATGATTGCCACATTCCTTGTCCGTTTGAAACATCTCTCCATATAAGTTTACAATCGCAAGGTGCATAATAAGGATACCTTACACCTGCATAAGCCCCACGAACGTCATTAGCCATTGTTCCTCTATGAGTCCCCATATTTGAACCTTGAGTAATGTACATATCAGTAAATGGGCATAGGAAGTCCTGTATTCCACCTCTTACTGATTTTTGACCTTTATACATATTATTCCTCTCCTTTTATTAAATTCTTAAAAGCTTCATAGCAACCTGTACTAGCCAAGCCACTAAATAAGCCCGTTAGAATGACTTCTAACGTGATTTTATCCAAGTTGGTACAAACACTCATGATTAAACCTAAACAAGCCATAATCAACGGAATATACTTATTAGGGATGAAGTCTAGGCTATGCTTTATCACATAGCCAACGCAAAGACATATCCCTACAATTATAGCATTTGCAAAACTTGATAACATCGTTACATCCATTTTTACACCTCCTTATTTCCAACGACCAATAGTAATATATGATAATTTTACGTTTTCAATAGTTTGCCCTGACATATAATTCGCTCCAACTAACCTTATTGAATTATTAGACAATGGGTATCCCATTACTGCGACAATCGAAGCCCAATAAGCTCCACCTGCACGAACTGAACAAATAACTTTAAAACTACTGTCTTTATATGCCACTGGCAAAGTTATATCATTATTTGCTTGAGATGAGGTGGAAATATTAAAAGCCGATGTCTCCCCCCAACAAATTAAAGTACCGTCAATCATTTTTACATAGTTGTTTCCATAGACATCCGCCGTTTCAATATTATTATTAATTATGCTTTGCATCTCGTTTAAGTTACTTGCTGAAGCAGGAGTGCCTCCACTAACACTTCCATCTTGAACATAATATTTAACTCCGCCAATTTCAACGTAAGGTCTTTCAACTAATGTTCCATCTTCCCACACAAAAGTATTCACAAAATCACAACCTTTCTATTTTTATTTTTATATCTAAATCTCCAAAACTTTCGTTTTGCATACTCATTGTATAATATTCATCGAGATATCTTATATTTTCTTTTCTTGCGTCAATTCTATATAATCTATACTTAAATATTAAATACTTGCTATTATCTTTCAATGGTGTAAAACCCAAATTCAAATTATTACTAGGATATATTCCTACGAACTTATCCCGTTGCACGTTAAATGTTATTGAGCTTTCATCAATATTTTCTTGAACATCGCCAATTAAATATTCTTCTTCCATATTTCCTTTTACATTTCCAAAACCTACTGAATACAATTGAGCTTTTGTATATTCATCAACTCCAGTTGTACTATTCCATACTTTGTCTTTAAAAGCAAGATCATTTACTAAATGCAACGGATATTCAATCCCATCACAAACACCGTCGCTTTGCAACAAATCTACCCTTGAAATTGATATGCTTTCATTGTAATTTATTACAATATTCATATTTGAAGTATCTAAATAGGCAAATATATTGCTAGAATCGTTTATTCCAAAACCTATACCCATAATCCTTCTGTTAGCATAGTCATTCATTATAGAAGCCTCGTACCATAAATCATCAATTATAAATAAGCTATTGCTATCAAAGACATAGTTTATTCTTATTGAGTTATTTGTTCTTGTAGTTTTAGCTTTAAAATATTTTTCACTAGGCAAATTTTTTATTGTTATGTCAAACTCGCTTGGCAATATTTCACTATCATAATCAACATTCTCAATAGGAGTATCTAACTTTAAATAACAACATGATATATAGCAATCATCGTGTGATGTTTTTATTTGAGAATCAAACAACCTATACAAATACTCGTTTAATATCATATTCTTTTTAGTCCATGTCTTATCTCCAATTTTTATTTGAATATATTCATTTCTAACTTTCATTGACTACTACCTCGTATCTTTCTTGGAATCCCTCTTCAATATAATCAGAAGTAACAAGATTTATTTTCTTTTGCTCATTGTCTTGGCTTTCACTTGCTCTAAATAAATCAACATAGTTCTCTAGTATATTTGTGTTTTTCAAAGTGTATGACCAACTTTTAACAT